TTGTCATGCTTGCTGAGAAACCGCTGACTACCTTTATTGGTGCAGCGTTGCATGGTGATTTGGCGACCATTAGACGTGGTGCTTATATGTACTCCAGCGTGATGAACTCCTTTGGTAAAGGTCTTCGTCATGGAGCTAAGATGTTCTGGAAAGCTTCTAAGAACAACTCTCCTATGGACTTTGCAACTCGTCAGGACTTTATCACTAAGTCTGACTCTGAGTTGCGTCTTCTTAAAACCTACGCTGATGCTGCTGCTGAATCTGGTGAAGAAGGTGCATTGGCACTGTATTACGTTGCTGAATCTCTTCACGGCATGGGTTACAACCCGTTCCTACGTGCTGGTCCTAACTCTATGATCGGCATTGACGGTATGACTTCTGCTGTTCTTGCTAACGCTGAAGCCCGTGGTTCAGCTCATGATGCATGGGTCAAGTCTGGCAAAAAGCTAGATGCTGATGCTATGAAGGCGATTGAAGATGAAGTCTATAGCAAATCATTTGATGCTGAAGGTAAGCTGATTGATCCTAAGGTTGAGTACCAAACCCGTGAGATTGCTCTTAACCTAGACACTGATAACGTTCGTGCGTTTAACAACCTGTTGAACCAGAACCCGTGGATGAAGATGCACGTACTCTTCCCCCGGACTCTCGCTAGTGCACTGACAGCGTTTGGTGAGCGTAGTCCCATCACGTTGTTCATGAACGATTACCGCAAACTGGTACTACCTCGTGGTTACAAAGACTTTACTCAGGAAGAGATTGCGTCGATCATGATTCCTCGTGGTCTTCCTCCGACCAAAGTAGAGTTTGATAAGCTGCGTGCTGAGATCCGTGGACGGGTGTACCTGGGTACTGCTTTGATCTACAAAGCTCAGGACTTGTGGTTCCAAGGTCGTCTGCGTGGTGATGGTAATGCTGATGCTGGTAGACAACGTACTCGTAACCAACTTGGTTGGAAGGCTGGTACTGTTCAAACAGATGATGGTAACTGGGTTGACATTAGTTGGCTTGGTCCTCACGGTCAGTGGTTGAAACTGATCGGCACGTTTATGGATAACTTCTTCGACAACATTGATCCTGTTAGTGCAGAAAACTTCTACGCTAAAATGGCATTTGTCATTGCATCTGGTTTTACTAACCAGTCTTCATATGGTGCTCTTGAGCCCATGATGGACATTATGAATGGCAACAGCGTTGCTATGCAGCGTTGGGCAGCTAACATGACTAGCAACTTGGCTCCTTTGTCTGCACTCCGTAAACAGATCGGTGATGTCATGTATCCAGGTTTGCGTGTTATGGAGCAGGAGTATCAAAGCTTCTTCCTTAACCGTAACCGCTTCCTACCTGCTGCTCAGGAAATGCCTGCACTGCATGACTGGTTCGAAGGTCAGCAAATTGGTTATCCTGAGAACCCGTTTATCCGTGCTAACAACGCTTTCTTCCCTTGGAAAGTACATGAAGGTAATATCTCTCCTGAACGTCAGTATCTAATGGATATTGGTTGGGATCATCGTCCTATCTTTGCCAAAGGTGAGAACGGTGTTGAATACACTCCTGAAGAACAAGCAGCTCTGTACGAGCGCCTGGGCACCGATAAGGTGTTTTTCAGAGAAGTACAGAAAATTATGAACCGTGTTCCTTCTAAAATGTACCTGGAAACTATGCAGGCACAAAGGGAAACAGGTGAAGAGGTTAAGTCAGAATTGTGGTATGATGTCTACGGAGATCTGAACTCTGCAGCACGTACTGCTAAAAAACTAGCACTTGATCAACTTGACCCTGCTATGCTCCGAGAACTACGTATTCGTGAGATGCAGGAGGGGGCAAACATTGAGGCACAGAAAAAGGGGCAAGCGCAACCTTACAGTGCTCTCACCATGAAAAACAACTAATCCACCCATTTCCATTTAATTATTTAGCGTAATGGCTGTTAATCCCGAAGATTTTGCCAATGGTGATGGGTCTACAACCCTATTTCCATTTACATTTGAATACCTTGAGGAGTCTGACGTTAAAGTCAGTGTTGACGGCACCGTAAAGACTCAAACTACTGACTATACTTTTGCCAACGCTACAACTATTTCATTTAATACTGCTCCTGCTTCAGGAACAGATAACGTTCGTATCTACCGTGACACGAATGTAGATGAATTAAAAGCTACTTTCTTCCCAGGTTCTGCCATCCGTGCAGATGACCTTAACGATAACCTGACTCAGAACAATTACGCTGTTCAGGAAATCAAAGCCTATTATTGGGATAATGAAACCGATACGATTCATGCCAACGAAACGTGGGTAAGCTCTGATACTCAGATTGCTACCACTGCTGCTATGGATCAGCGGTTTCAAGATGAAGCAACTGAAACGATTGAAAGCGGTGAGACGTGGGTTAGTGACGATGATCACATCGCTACCACCGCTGCTATCGACGCTCGTTTCCAAGATGAGCTAAGTGAAACTATTACGTCTTCGGAGACTTGGCCAGACGATGACGATACTATTGCCACGACTGCGGCGATTGATAACCGCATTGATACTGCTATTACTAATGATATTGGTACCGATGGTACTGGTATCACCGTAACGGACGATGGCGACGGTACTATTACTCTTGGTCTTGGGGCTGGTTCTATTGATCTCGATAGAATAAAAGCTGCTGACATTGTTACGTCGGCAGAAGCCAACCCTAATGACGACACTACGATTGCTACCACGGCTAAGATCGACGACATGATCGACGCTGCTATCACTGGCGATATTGCTGTTGATAGCACCGGTCTTACCCTGACCGATGATGGCGATGGTACCATTACCCTGGGTATTGGCTCAGGTTCTGTTGATCTTGACCGCATTAAAGCTGGTGACATCATCAACCTTGCTGAGCAAGATGCAGGACCAACTACTGCCGATACCAGCATCTTTACTTCTAGTGCTGCTGCTAAGCGGTTTGATACCCTTGTTCAAACTGCCACTCCTAGCGGTAGCGATTATCAAGTAGGTAAGACCTGGCTTCAAAATGATGACGATCTTACGTTGTCTATTTGGAATGGTTCTGGTTGGACTGCTGTTAGCTCTGGTGGTACGTTCACCGAACAACCTAGCGTTGTTTATGTGGACCAAGCTTCTGGTGATAACGCTAACACTGGTCACCGTATCAGCACCCCTAAGGCAACTATCAAAGCTGCTATTGAGCAGATCAACGGAGAGATTGACACTGAAATCACCTCTGGTGGTTCTGGTTACGTTGAAGGAGATTACCCCACTGTCGCTTTGACTGGTGGTAACGGTACTGGTTTGACTGCTGACATCACTGTCAACGCTTCCGGTGTTGTGTCTGCTGTGACTGTTAACAGCACCACGACCCTTGAGGATTACAGCATTGGTGACGTTCTGTCTGCCAGTAATACTGACCTTGGCGGTTCTGGTTCTGGTCTTCAGATCACTGTAACTGGTGATGGTGATGGACAGATTGTCATTGTGTCTCCTGGTGCTTACCCTGAAGTTGCACCTATCCAAATCAAACGCCGTAACGTTTCAATCATTGGTCAGGCGCTGCGTAGCTGCATTGTACATCCTACCTCTGCAACTGAAACCAATACTCTGTTTGAACTGAACAGTGGTTCATACATTTCTAACCTGACACTTACTGGTGTTAAGGCTGGTACGGGTACTGGCAACGCTCTTGACGCTACCCTACCTACGACTCAAGGTTGGAACTTTGCATTCTATGAGGATGCATTTATTACCAAGTCTCCGTACATCCAGAACTGTACTAATTTCTCGGATAGTGAGATTGAAAACGATCCAGCAAGTGCCAACTACCTGATTCATAACCCTGCTGGTGGTCAAGCTGGTGATGACGACTCCGATCCTACTGGCGGTGGTCTGCTTGTCAACGGTGCTACGCCGCACGACAATAGCCCTCTGCGGTCTATGGTGGCTGATAGCTACACCCACGTTGCACTGAATGGTCCTGGTATCCTTGTTGTTAACAACGGTTACACCCAGATTACCAGTAGCTATGCATTCTTTAACAAGTATCACATCAAGTGTCTGACTGGTGGTCAGGCTAACCTGGCTGCTTCTACTTCTGACTTTGGTACGCAAGCACTTGTTGCTGATGGTCAGTCAACTGCTGCAATTTTTACAGCAACCGTTGCGACTACTGCTGCTGATGGAGCTACTACCTTTACCATTGGTGCACCTACTGCTGGTGCTTCTTGGCACGGTACTGCTACTCGTCCGGCTAACAACATGCTTGTTCAGGTAAATAATAATACCTACCCTATTCTGTCTGCTACTGCTAATGGTGCTGGATGGGATGTAGAAATTAGCCGACCTGATCCTACTAACCGTAGCAATAACCTTGGTCTTAATGGCACTGTTCCTAGTAGTGCAACTGCTTTGTTCACCCTCCGTTCCCAGATCGCCTCTAGCGGTCACACGATGGAGTACGTCGGTTCTGGCACTAACTACTCTGCATTGCCTGAAAACGGTGGTGTCCCGATTGAAGCTAATCAAGTCGTTGAATCTAACAACGGTAAAATTTGGACTGCTACTACCGATCACAACGGTAAGTTCAAGGTTGGTGATTTCTTTGAAGTAGATCAACAGCTTGGTTTTGTTACCATTCCTAATGGTTCTATTGCCTTTGACCTTGCTTCGGATCCTACTCCTGAACTTGGTGGTGACCTTGACGTAAACGGTAACACGATTACTGGTCTTCCCGATGCACCTAGTGTAGATGGTGAAGCTGCATCTAAGAAGTATGTCGATGATCAACTGGCTGGCATTTCTGCTGACAAGATTGAAGAAGGTAACACTTCTGCTGAGGTTGTAGATACTGGTACTGACGGTCATTTCAAAGTTATTACGGAAGGTACTGAGCGATTTAGGGTTGATAACAATGGTGATGTCGGCATTGGTACGGATTCTCCGACTTCACAGCTGCACCTACGTTCAACGGGTGAAGCGGCTGTTGTCACTATTGACGCCCAAAATAATACTTTCCAGTCAATTCTACAATTTACTGCTGGGGGGACAAGTAAAGCGGTTATTAGAACTGATGTAGGGTCTAGCAATGATCTTGTTATATCTCCTGTCAGCACCGGTTCTGTTGACGTAGACACTAGCCGCATCATTAACGTTACCGACCCTACCGATGCACAAGATGCTGCTACTAAGAACTACGTTGACACCGAACTGGCTGGATACGTTCCTCAAACTTCTACCACTGGTTCTGCTGAAGTCCCTGCTGGTACGGAAGCTGAGCGTGATGGTTCTCCGTCTGCCGGTTACCTACGCTTTAACACAGATACCGATAGCTTTGAAGGTTATGACGGTACTGACTGGGGTAACATCGGTGGTGGTGCATCCGCTGGTGGTGCTATCTATGAAAACTCCAATAGCATTAGTGCAGACTACACGCTTACAACTGGTACCAATGGCATGTCGGCAGGTCCGGTAACTATTGATTCTGGTGTCACGGTCACTATTCCTACTGGTTCAAACTGGGTTATTGTTTAATTATGGCTATTACTATTAACGGAACCGGAAGTATTACCGGACTAACGGCAGGTGGACTGCCTGATGGAAGCATCACCAGCGCTGATCTGGCGTCTGGAGCTATTACAGCTGGAGCGTTGCCTACTGGAAGTATTTTGCAGGTGGTTCAAGAAGTAAAAACATCTGGAGCAACCTATGCAACTCAAAACACTTGGGCGGCAATTCCTGGATTTAGCGCTTCTATAACTCCAACGGCAACAAGTAGCAATGTCTTAATTCTAATTCAAGCAAATGTAGGCACGTCAGACCAGTACGGGCGAGTCCATATGCGTTTAACTGGCACTACAAGTACAGCGGTCGGGGATGCTACGACCGGATGGGAAACGACAGCTACAGTGTCGCCTAGAAGTGCTGATTCAGGGTATAGCCAAATTCCAGCAGTTATTAGTTTTCTTGATAGTCCTGCAACGACCTCACAAGTTACTTATGGCGTGGAATGGACAAACTCATCAGGTGGAGTAGCGATAAACAGATCGTACAACCTTCCTGATACTTATTCAGGAAACACTATTTCAACTATTACTCTTATGGAGGTAGCAGGCTAATGCTTAATCACGAAGCTATCCGCCGCGCTTACCCCAACGCGGTTATGACCGACGATGAAGCCGGAGCCTTCGACGCCGACGGCAACCAGATCGAACTAGATCAAGCTCTTGTCGATGCAGCTGCGGCTGAGATCCAAGCGGAACTAGACGCTACCCAATACCAACGAGACCGCCAACCTGAGTACCCCTCACTGGCAACTCTTGCTGACGCCTTGTACTGGTCGAACCAAGGCGATAACACCAAACTTGACGAGTACTACGCAGCGTGTGCCGCTGTGAAGGCTAAGTATCCTAAACCGGAGGTTAACTAATGGCACTACGATTAAACGGCAGTAGCTCCGGTTACGTCGAACTAGATGTACCAGCAGCAGCTGGCAGTCATACGCTGACCCTACCCGATGGTGGTGGGTCTAGCGGTCAATACCTGCAGACCGATGGTTCTGGTGGGTTGAGTTGGGTGACTCCGGCTGCTGGTGGCAAGATTTTGCAGGTGGTTCAAACTGTTAAAACTGACACTGCAGCACAAGCAACAGTAACCACAATGACAGATATTCCTGGAATGTCTGTTGCAATTACTCCCAGTTCTACCAGTAGTAAGGTTTTAGTCCGCATCGGTTTAGGTGTAATTGGAACAGCAACTAATGAACGGGGTGTTACTTTTACCTTGTTAAGAAATAGCACTGCTATCGGATTGGGCGATGATCCTGGAAACAGTAATGAACGAGCAACGTTTGCCACACAAGCAGGTGATAGTACTTATATGGAAGGCGGCGTATTTTACGAGTTTTTAGACAGTCCCGCTACTACCAGTGAAGTGACATATAAACTTCAATGGCAAACATTCTCTAACACTAATATTTATTTGAACCGATCTGGCTCAAGTACCACTGGTGAATGGAATAAAAGCGGTTCTAGCACAATTACTGCAATGGAGGTAGCAGGGTAATGGCAGTTAATCATGATGCGGTTTTCCGCGCCTATCCAAACGTCACCACCAGTGATGACACGCTTGGAGCCTTCGACATCGACGGCAATCAGGTCGAACTAGATCAAGCACTTATTGACGCTGCCGCAATTGAAGTGGCGGCTGAACAAGCACTGGCTAGTTTGCGTCGTCAGCGCAACCAACTCCTTACCGAAACCGACTACCTCGCTCTTGCTGATTCAACCCTGACTGACGAGATGCGGTCTTACCGCCAAGCACTCCGCGATCTACCGGCTAACACCGTTGATCCGGCTAACCCCGTTTGGCCA